TGGCAGGTGATTATTGGTTAGATCGTCCGGATGGAGTGTTTCCATGCCAATATAAATGCCGCGATCGTCGATCTTAGCGCAAGTAATCTCTTCGGGAATCTCGGGTTCGTCTTCGAAGTCACCAATATTGCCCTCATCCTCATCCTCAGCTTCCGATTCAGTGTCCGTTAAAGGGATATTGGCTTCAGGAGCCTTGACTTCATCGGTTTGAACGGAATCGGAAGCTTTTTCGGTCATATCAGACTTTCTGGTAGGTCCTAGGTCAATTAACTATATTATAAGATGACTAAAGAGGCAAAATCAACAGGAATTTGTAAAATATTAACTATTCCCTGTAGGAGTACCGGAATCTTCAATTAAAGTGTCCGAATCGATCGTCTTCGGCTTCTTATCGAGTCCCGCAATCTTACGTCCTTCTTCTACATCCATAAAGTTTGGCATAGTAGTCATGGCTTTCGTCAGATTCGCTGCTGAACGAGCCTGTTGTGCGGACGTTTGTGCTTTCTCGAGAGGTGACATACGGAATGCATCAGGCCATTTAATAGTGATCTGTACGTTCGTTTTGTCTGGAAGCACCCCAGCCGAAGTCAACATGCGGATTAACGGCCAAATGATCACTGGTTCACCGAAATCAGCCCGCCGTTCTTCAACTCTCTCCGCCCAATTGGCGCGATCCTGGTCCGAAGCGAGCTGACCGGCTTCAGAACCGAGCAAAATACGCTTAGGAATACCAGTTGCACCCGATATTAGGCTGATAATCATGTTAAATACCTGCTGGGGAGAAGGTACTTCTGAGCCTAATGGGTTAACTTTTACGCCTCTGGTACGGATAAAGCGGCGGATATTGTGGATGTACTCTTCAACTTCGTCCGTGAGATCCTTTTCATCGTCTGGACTAAGCTCCATTTCCTTGTCGACATCGATCTGAATACCACGATTAGCCGTCAACCAGAAGGTTTCTGCCGTACCACCAGCTACTTTCAGAAGGTCATCCAGTAGGTTCCACACGCGTTCAATACGTGGGTTACCAAAAATCTCGTCCGTAAGGTAGTTCTCCGCGACATGTAACACCCGCGATGCATCGGTATCGAAACCTGCGAGAGAAGACATTTTAGAGAGCAAGGTTGTACGGATCTCGTTTTGGATCTGCGGTGTAATCGTATACAACTGCGGCTTCATGTACCGTGAATCATTCGGGTTATCAACCAGCGTCTTGATCTTTATCGAGTCGTAACCGTATGGCTGTAAGTACAAAACCTTGCGTTCTTTTGTCGTACGTGCTGGGGTATCTAGTTTACCTGAAGAACTTAGACCAATCAGCAGCAATGAATAATCACCCATACCTGCAAGTTTATCGGCACGCGATACCGCATTCCATAGACCGTGATTAATAACCAGATCATTCCACGCCTTATTCCAACCGGCATCATCGGATGTGATCTCCGGTGGGTTCGACCATAGAGCATTTGCCATTGCATCGATAATACGTGATGCAATGTCTTGCCGACGATAGCGTGCAATTGCTTGGGCATATTTAACGTTCGGAGTGTAACCGAATACCTTATATAGATCACGCTTACCCTCGAACGTAGAACCGAGCAAGCTACCGATACCCATACGTTGCATTAGAGCACTTGCTCCCACTTTAAGTCCCTTCATTACCTATTCCTCCCAAAAATGATTCCTGATTTCTTCGGTATGATTAGACCCGAGTCCGTCTGTTTATATTGCGTACCTTGTGCTACTAAATTACGTCCACGTCCCCATGACGCCGAGAAAGTCTTCTTACCGGATAACTTCATGTACCCGATTGCGCATGTATCGATCTGGTCATCATGATCTCCACCAGGGAAGTCCTTAAACTCGTCAAGGAATGCTTCATTCCATTTACCCTTAAGTAGATGTACCTTACCCGCTTCAGCTGCGGCTAAGAATGGTTGCGCACGAGTAAGCTTGCCATCGTTGCTCGGCACAGCTTCAACCTTGAACTCGGGTAACACATTGTTCTGGTAATGTTCGACCAACGCTTTACCTGACGAACCTGGCTCTTGCTCAATGTAAATAGTCGTCTCCGTACCATCTGCGATAGCAGTCTGACGAACTAAGTGCTCAACCTGTTGTGACGATAACCGTTCACGAATAACGTTGGTAATATAGTCCTGATTGTTATTCCGATCGTGAACCATATGCGAACCAGCAGTATAGTCACCTCCACCTTGAGTTGCGGCTAAGTCCCATATACGTGCTTGTACCATATTCGATAGAGCGGGAAGGTGATCAACGATCTTCAACCAGCTGACATCCGTAATGTCACCCTTGTCCTCCTTCGGTTCCTGTTGGTACAGTGCATTAAAGAAGAACGAACCTAGGGTTTCCTTTTTCTCGGCCAAAGCTTCTTCGTTGTAACGCTCCGGGAATAACGCTTCACCTGGGTGACGTCCAAGCAAGTCATTCTCCATTGCGATAGCCGGAATCTTAATATGAACCCAGCGTCCACCTGGATTGTATTTAATGATACGTCCATGCAAGTCATCTGGTGCCCAACGAGTAGCGATGATAATAACACTGCCACCCGGCTCCAGACGCGTTAAGGCAACAGTCGTTAGCCAGTTCCATAAATAGTCCTTATATGACTTGGACAGAGCTTCTTTAATTTCCTTAATATAGTCATCGATCAGCAGCACGTTCGCTCCACGACCCGTAATAGCACCACCGACACCTACTGCAGCCATACCGCCGCCTTCAGGTGTCTTCCAGTTCGCTGTGCGTGCAGCATCCTTACGGATACGTACGCTAAGGAGATCTTCGTTGCCCTGAATGATGTCACGAACCTCTCGACCAAAGTCGGTAGAAAGCTCTGCCCCGTACGTAGCGAGGATGTAGTTCCACATAGGGAAATGTTCAAGTCCCCAAACGGTGGTATACTTCGTAATCAGTTCGGACTTACCATGTCGTGGCGGTACAGAAATAAGGATTCGAGCATTGCCCTTACGAATAGCCTTGGCGATCTGCAAGGATATGTACAATAGGTGAGGTGCAGGAATCCAGTTCGGGTTTAAACGGTGAGCGAGAGTCGCCGGAGTCAACTTATAGTTGTCCCCTAAAGTCTTAACCTGAGATGCTAAGAGGCGGCTCATTGATTAGGCATTTCCTTTCCGACTGGAGCGGGCTGATATCAATTACTGCGGTGTGTCAGGACACCTAACTTACGATTTCCGAAATTTGGCACTGTTGTGTTTGTATTGTGCTAGACATCTTCTTCCTTGAGGTCGGTATATTGGATCGGCATTACACGTGGATTCGAATGGTCACGCATCTTGATGATCAGCTTCTGGGCTGCTTCTAGGGCTTCCGGATCATCAAATAGGGCTTCCATACTTGCATTCTGATTGGCATTGTTATTCGCATCAGCGCCGCCAGCTTGCTGTACTAGATGTTGCAGGATCACTTGGATCGACGCGCCATTAGGTACACCATCTTTGTCACGAGTGTTCGCACTACCGAATGGTGTGGTACCTAGAGATAGACGTTCTACCTGGATCATCTTGATCATTAGGTCCATTGCATCCTTGGGTTTCATGCCATGGGTCTCGGGATCGGCAAAGACCTTCTTCAGGAAGTTATTGGCCAACTCGATATATTCACCCGCCATACGCAGATGTTTATTTTCCGCCTCAAGCAGCTTATATTCCTTCTGTTTGTTATGCGTAGCGGTAATGAACAAGTCATAGGCACGAGCACGCGTACCCCAGTAGTACATGTGTGACATGGATAGGAGTTCGGAAGTACTCATTGCAGCGCTTGTCTTAAGGACGTGAAACTGTCGTACGGGAGCGCTTAGGTCAGTACCTTTACGTGGCATATCGAGGTACATGATGAATACGCGGTGGGCAGCTTCTGGCTCGAATGGTAATTTAGCCCAAAACGGTTCGCCATCAGGTAGCATGGGATACCCTTGGGTATAGTCCAATTCTAGGACAGCGCACTCGAGAGTGTCCTGGCGCTCCTTTTCCGAATAGGCATCGAGATCATTAAGATCGTTAGGGATCAAATCCGTACGGTAGATATAATCGGGGAGGCCATACT